GGTTTGGTAAATGTGTGGGTAGTTCATTATTATACCAAGTGCCAACTACACCTTTAGGTGCAATAATAAGAGCACCATTAACTTTACCTTTATCGTAAAGCATAGCTAAATTGTCTATTAATACTTTTGTTTTACCTGTACCCATTTCCATAAAATAAGCATAGCTTTCTCTATTCCATGACTTTTCTAATGCAGTCATTTGATGTGCATAAGGTTTTGTTTTAAATTTATAGTTCATAATTTTTCTTCTTTCTACTTGACAAGATAACAACTCACACCTATATTGTCAAGCATGAAAGAAAAAAAGGTTTATGTAATACAAGAAATTGCTGGTAGTGCTGATGGTAGACCTAAAATAAATATTATGGGTGCATCTGATTATTCTACATCCCGTGACTTTATTTTTTTATTACCCGAGTTATCACAAATAATTTTTTCTCCTGGACCATTAATTTTTAAACTTAGAAAAGGTTTAAAAGATTTTACTACAGAAGATTATTTATTATTAACTGGTGACCCTGCAATTATTGGTGTAGCATGCTCTATAGTTTCTGACATGACTAATGGTAAATACAATTTACTAAAATGGGATAAACAAGAAAGAAAATATTATCCTATTACAATTAACTTATATGAAAGAGGAAAGATAGATGAGTAGTATTAACTTTGAAGAAGACCAACAAGACCTTGTAGATAAAACTACAAGTATACAATCTCTAGCAGATCAAATACAAATGTTAGAAGGCTTAATTTCTAGAATAGAAAAAAGTGAAAACAATTTAAAAGATTTAAAAAAAGAACATGACCGATTATCTGGAGAAGTTATTCCGACTATGATGGCAGAGATGGGTTTAGCTCATCTTAAACTATCAGATGGTTCTACGGTAGATGTTAAACCAAATTACAGTGCAAGTATCTCTATTGCAAATAGAGAGAAAGCATTTAACTGGCTTCGTGAAAATGGCTTGGGTGATATAATCAAAAATGAGATATCCGTATCATTCGGTCGTAACGAGGATAACAAGGCAGCTGATTATGCTGCTCTTGCAGAGGAACGTGGGTTTCAACCGACACAAAAGTTGAAGGTTGAGCCCATGACTCTTAAAGCGCTAGTCCGTGAGCGTTTAGAGGCAGGTAAATCAATGCCAACGGAAATTTTCAACGTGTTCGTTGGAAATAAGACAACAATAAAAAGGAACAAATAAACATGAACCAAGTAGCAGAAAAAAAGAATAGTGCACTAGCAACATTTGATATGGAAGCTGATGCACAACAAGGCACTCAAAATATATCGCAAGAAGATCTTGCGTTACCATTCTTAAAAATTTTGGGTCAACTATCTCCAGAGGTAAACAAAAGAGATGGTAAGTATGTCGAAGGCGCAGAGCCTGGCAAAATAATCAACACAGTTACAAACGAATTGTTTGATAAAATTAGTGTTGTACCTTGTCACTACAAAAGACAATACATTGAATGGCAAGACAGAGGTACCTCGGGAAGTGGTGCACCTGTTGCAATTCATGACGCTGACAGTGATATAGTTAGTCAAACCACAAGAGGTAAAGACTACAAAGATAGATTAGCAAATGGTAACTATCTTGATAACACTGCAAGTCATTTTGTATTAACTCTTGGTGATACTCCATCAACAGCTTTGATTTCTATGAAGTCTACTCAATTAAAAATTAGTAGAAAATGGAATTCATTAATGATGGGTTTAAAACTACAGGGTAAAAATGGTTTGTTTACGCCGCCAACTTATAGCCACATTTATAACCTATCAACCGTGCAGATGTCTAACGACAAAGGAACATGGTTTGGTTGGGAAGTTGAAAAAGATGGTCCAGTTACAGATAAAGCAATCTATGACATGGCAAAATCTTTTGCAATGAGTGTTGGTAAAGGTGAAGTGGAAGCTAAACACGGATCAGAAGATACTAAAGACTCAACACCATACTAATCGAATCCTAGGAGTGGGCGTCGAAGCGAGAGTGGACACGCCCATTAAAAATTATGTTTGAAAAAATATTTAAGGGATTGGAACGTGCGCATGGTTGTACCAAGGTTACAGCACCGGCAGAAAACGGTGTCAAACTAAAGGGACAATCATTCGTAGTACGTCAACCAGTGACCACGGAACTGTGGGAAATGCACCTAGATGGTAGACAAAGTCTGGGCATCATACCTATTAACGAAGATAACCAATGTGTGTGGGGTTGTGTTGATATAGATTCATACGCAGGGTTTGATCACAAAAAATTAATCGATAAGATAAAACAATTTAAACTGCCTCTGGCTGTGTGTAGGTCAAAGAGCGGAGGAGCACACGTCTTTCTCTTCTCCGAACTACCGGTAGCTGCAGAAAGAATGAGAGATAAGCTAACAGAAATAAAAACACTACTAGGATACGGCGGATCAGAAGTCTTTCCAAAACAAATACAATTAAAATCAGCAGACGACACAGGTAACTTTTTAAATCTACCATACTTTGGTGGTGAAGATACTACACGTTATGCATTTAGAGAAGATGGTGAAGCTGCAACACTAGAAGAATTTTACACTATATATAGTGAAATAAAACAAACAGATATTACAAAAATAAAAATAGAAAGACCACAATCAGAATACTCTGATGCACCACCGTGTATAGAACTTATGGCTATGAATAAAATACCAGAAGGTGGTAGAAATAATTCTATGTTTCATTTTGGTGTGTACGCTAAAAAAAAATGGCCTGCAGAATGGAAAAGTAAAATGACATTGTTTAACGCAACAGCATCAACTGTACCACTAAGTGAGTCTGAGGTAGAAATAATTAAACGTCAACACGATAAAAAAGAATGGGGTTACAAATGTAATGATACACCGATGTGTAACCTGTGTGATAAAAAATTATGTAGAGAAAGAAAGTTTGGTATTGGTGAAGAGATAGTATTTCCTGCACTAACTGACTTACAAAAAATTAAACTAGAAAAACCATATTACTATCTTAATGTAGATGGTGAACGACTACACCTGGAGAATGTAAAATTTTTAAAACAACAAAGTTTATTTCAGGAAGCATGTATGGAACAGTTGGATTTTAAACCACCAACAGTCAAACCAAAAGACTGGGACATGATAATAAATCCACTGATGAAAAATCACGAACCAATAGATGCACCAGAAGGTGTGACTACACAAGATCAATTACAAAATCATTTGGAAGAATATTGTATTAACAGACAAGTATCGACAGATAAAAACGATCTTAAAAAAGGTGGTGTGTGGACCAGCGAAGGCAATCACCATTTTGTGTTTGACAGATTCTACAATCAGTTTTTAATTAGAAAACGTTGGGACGTACCATACTCACGTACAGCACAGATGTTAAAAGAAACATGTAACTGTGATGACAAACGTATTGGTAAAGAAAGAATCTCTGTGTTTGTAGTTGCACAGTTTGATAAAAAAGAAGATGACTACAATCAAAAAGAATTAAAACCAAAGGATATATTTTGAGAACGATTGTACTAGGACCACCAGGTACAGGTAAGACTACAACTTTGTTAAACAAAGTAGATGACTATCTAAAACAAACAGATCCTGACAAGATAGGTTACTTTGCATTTACACAGAAAGCTGCACACGAAGCAAGAGACAGAGCAATTAAAAAATTTAATTTAACAGAAGATGATCTACCGTACTTTAGAACACTACACTCACTAGCATTTAGAAAACTAGGATTAAAAAAAGATCAAGTCATGCAGCCCAGACATTACAAAGATCTAGGTAAGAAGTTAGGTTTTCCTGTAACGTATGCTGATTATCAAGAAGACCAGGGTGGTATCTTTACATCAGACAGTGAGTATCTAAGAATTATACAGCTAGCACAGCTACGTAACATTACACCAGAACAACAGTTTGATTTACAAGAACACACGCAGGATCTTGAAAGAGATCAACTTAGGATTATACACAACGAGTTAGCAAGATATAAAAAAGAATATAACCTAATAGATTTTAATGACATGATTTTAGATTTTACAAAGTCAGATAAGTCACCAAAGTTTGATGTAGTATTTATTGATGAGGCACAAGATTTATCACTTATGCAGTGGGACATGACACGATCTATTTGGAATAAAACAACAGATGCTTTTATTGCAGGTGATGATGACCAAGCAATATTTAGATGGGCTGGTGCAGACGTAGATTCTTTTATAACTTTGAAAGGACAATACCTACCACTAACACAGTCTTACAGAATACCGGCTAAGGTACACGGACTAGCCATGGGTATAATAAATAAAATTAGAAACAGGATAGATAAAACATGGGAGCCTAGAGTTAGTCAAGGCAATCTACAAAGACATTTTGATATAGAAAGTATTGACATGTCACAAGGTGATTGGTTAGTGTTAAGTAGAACTAGACACATGTTAAATGATTTAGAAGAATCTTTGTACAGACAAGGATTGTATTATGAAAATAGATACAAAAGAAGCAGTGAAAAAGAATTACATCAAGCAGCTACATCGTGGGAGCATTTAAGACAAGGACAATTAGTTTCGTACAAAGAAATAGAAAACATGATTAAATTTATAGGACCAAAACATTGGCACGCTAAAAAAATAAAAGGTATGGCCAAAGGATCTTTTTATGGAATAGATCAACTCGTAAAAGATTATGGTCTACAAGTTAAGACAGTTTGGTATGAAGCATTTGACAACGCAGGTCAAACTAAGGTAAACTACCTACGTAAAATGAGAAAGAATGGCGAAAAACTAAACGAAAAACCTAGAATAGAATTATCTACCATACATGCAGCA